GGAGAGTAGCGTGACACCAACGCTCGAGCTTCTACCAAAACGAAGCCGCTGGACTCTTTACACACGCTCTGATTTTACCTCTCCATCCGAAGCAGGCTCTTCTGGACGGTTTATTCACCCGCCATCCGTTCGGCAAACGGACCCCACTCCGAATACTCTCGGAACTTCCACTCACTAAGCATCTCAGATCTCGTACCCGAAGTCTTCTTTTGACAAGGAAGACTCTCCCAACACTCCGAAGAGAGGAGGAGAAGAGGACAAACCGAGAACGCAACGAGCCGCTGTAATCTCCCTACTACAGCAAGCGCCCACCGTCACAGACCTAGTAATACCCCAGAGGGTAGTCTAGACAAAATGATGGGGCGAAGGTTGACCGGAATTTCTTGTACCACGAGCGTTCAGACGATCGCACCAACCCACAAGAGGTTGACAAGAAAGGATGATCATCTATCCACTCTTTATAACAGTCAGAGTCAGAGAGCAGTATTTGGGGGAAACGTCCCGAAACCCAGCGGTACAGACCCGCTGGCCAAACAAACTGCCACCTAACCCGACCTTTTTGGTAAAAGAAAGGGAAGGATGGAGTTGGGAGCTGAGAAGTGGCCTTCCGATGAGCGACACGATCGATCCGGGTAACAAGGGGGGAAACCTTCTTACCCAACCAGCGATCGACCATATCACTCTCCAGTTGGCGTGACAATAACGTCACCAAAGGATAGAAGCGAGCCCGAGGGGGATTCGCAACTATCATTTCACACTTCCTAGCAACTCCCTCAGAGAGGATTGGAGCTGGTCCGAGCCACAAAGCTCGACGAAACCAGCTCTTTCTCATGAGGTAACCAAGCGTCCTTTTAGGTATAGATGCGATCGATATCTCCCGGAGAGATATCTCGTACCGCATCGCGACATTCAGTATCCAAGCACGGGTCGGATAACTGAACCCCTTAATACCCTCAAGAACCTCTGTCAAAAGACAGCCTGGTTCCTTCCTGAACGGACGGAGGAAAGAGATCACGGGTTTGGCAAGAAGGTGACCCTTCTTACCAGAGTATGGTTGGCTGTTCAGCTCCAACCAATACTCATCGATCCCGGTTTTCTCTTCATTGACGATGAGACCATAGGAAGAAGTAACCTGTCTCCACAGGCAAAAAAACTTCCGGCTGCCCGAAAAGGCACAGTCATCACCATTGAATCTCCCTACACGATTCGCTCCAGTCCCAAAGGAGATATCACAACAGATATCATAACAGGCCTTGTTGAGAAGGCACAATAAAGGGAAACTGACAAGGTTTCCCATCATCGACCCTCTCCGTATCGGGTACTGGCGACCCGAACGAGAGACCCACCTCAGGTTCTGGAACGAATCACGCAAGGTGACTCGTTCTCCCTCCGACAACTCAGGAGCTTCACAGAGGACATCAACGATAGTCTCGACAGCAAAGAGGAATATATTATCGGTCGCGGATGAGTAATCCCCGCTAATCATATCCTCGCCATCACGACGATCTTGACGTACAGCCTCGAAGTCTTCCTTAGTTACGTTCCCACGTACGCACCAGCCGAACGAGCTGATGTGATCGTAAAGGGCGTTATGGACAGGGCGAAGAACCCGTTTAACACGGGCCGACTGCATCGTAACCACTCGATGCTTCCCTTTCGTTTTCGCGATTCCAACTCGGACTACAGAAGAATCCGGGTTTTCATCACAGGGAGACGTTCCAAGGGTTCCCCCAAGGAAAGACTCAGTCTCCAAACACCCCTGCTGGTCAGGAACATAAACACCCACTCCTTCCTCGCCTTCCCCCTTCCGGCACCGCGCTAACCTAGCGCCCCAGCCAGATACAAGCTCTCGGACCCTCCTCTGAAGGAGCCACGCAGGATCGTGACACCATTCAGAGGGAGGAGGCGTAACCAAAGTGGCTACTCGGGCCCTCCAACTCTCTCTAGCGAGGTTACCTGAGATCTCATCGCAGGACGAACATTCAACGTCAAAAAGACGTTTCACGCTCTTCAGGGTCGAAGCCAAAACGGCCCCCCGCTCACGACTCATCTCCGGAAATGTCTTGTCACAGACACTCTTCGAGATAACCTCCCACTCCGTCCTTAAGGAAAGGCAACTTGTCCCAG